AGTATTACGCATATGATAAAAAAAATATAGCTAAGTGGGAAAAAGGTAGACCCATGCCACAATGGTATGAGGAAATGTCAACTTTATTTTAAGGAGAATAATAATGAGTAGAATGAAAGATTGGTTAATGGACATGGAAGAAGCATTCGGAGAGGCATTACAAACCAAACCGAAAAGTCTGGGGGAAGTATTAAATTATGTCTATGACAAAATGCAAGTTGTAGATGATGATTTTATTAGGCAACTATGGGAACAACACCGAGAAGGTGATATGTCCCGACCTCAAGATATACAATGGAACGGAAAAGCAGAGGAGGATGACGATGGATATTGAGGAATATCGAGAAGACCTTGTAACATATAAGGGAGAAGACCTTGTAAGATTTCAGTGGAGTGAAGTGGCAGACGGATTTTTAGAAGGAGTAGATGTTTTAAACAAACTTTTAAAAGTTCATAATTTAAAAATTAAACACACATACATTGAACAAGATGACGGTACAGAAGATTATGTGTGGGCAGTAAAAATTGAGGAGAACGACAATGGCAAGATTTAGAAAAATGACAAAATTAGTTCAACCCACAAAAAAGTGTTATTTAACTGTATTATGGGGAGAGGATCCGATTGCAGCAGAAAGCGAACCCGAAGTTTATACGTTTAATACTGTCGAAGAACGCGATGCTTTTTGTAAAGGAGTACATGAGGCAGACGGTTGGAATGGTTCTGATTGGAAGACCCATGAAGAACCAAAAACTTTTGACAAAACAGAATTTTATAATTGGAATCAATATCAGGAGGGAGAATAATTATGACTAATAAAGAAAGAGCAGAAAGACTCAAGAAGGCATTATCTCTTGGAGAGCAAAAAGATAAAGGTAATAAATATTATAGAGTAGCAGATGTGTTAAGTGATTTAAGACATTACTGCGATGAAAATAATATAGATTGGTTTGATGAAGTTAATCTATCAGATTTATATTATGATAAGGAAAATGTATAATGAAGTACGGAGAAGCACACAGACAATTAGTCGCTTTTGAGGTTTTTCAAGGCGACCATTCCTACATTGAATATTCGTGGTACTTTATTGATACTAGTATAAAAATGGATGACAGAATGCTAGTGAATGAAGTGTATGGCATAAACACAGAAATAGATGATTCTCGTCAAGATATCATAAGTAAACAATGGAATAAGTATTGGATAGATGCAGAACGCACAGTTAAAGTACATAGTATAAGAGATATTCACCCGATTGAGTTCGGAGTGTTGTTAGATTTAGGTATTTTAACACAATGAGCAAGAAACCCCAGAAAAAGAAAAAGAAAGGAAAAATCCCGATGTCTATATTTATAGGAATAGCGATTGGTAGTTTTTTAATAGGACTACTAGGATAGTGAAGGTATTGGATTTATTTTCAGGGATAGGCGGCTTCAGTCGAGGTTTAGAAGCTGCAGGTCCCTTTGAAACAATAGCTTTTGTAGAGTACGAACCGTATTGCCAAGCGGTATTAAAGCACCATTGGCCGCGAACCCCGATTTTAGGAGATATAAAGAATGTCAAAAAAGAAGATATCCCGACCCGACCAGATGTTATTGTGGGAGGATTCCCTTGTCAGCCCTTTAGTGTCGCAGGCTCCCGACAAGCCCAAGACGACCCCCGACATCTCTGGCCAGATATGTTTAGACTTATCCAGGAATTACGGCCCGATTGGGTTATTGGAGAAAACGTTGCTGGTCTCATCCACCTGGGCCTGGACGAAGTACTCACTGACTTGGAAAACGCGGGCTACACCACAAGGACGTTTAATATTCCAGCTTGCGCGGTCGGCGCACCACACCAACGGTATCGACTCTGGATCATTGCGCACCGCTTTAGTGGAAGCGAACCCGAACCAACCCGACCCGAACAACAAGGTTTCGACTTCGGAGATGTGGGCAACACCGAACACAATGGATCATCTGCCACCACGGGACGAGGAGGATTGCTCAACGAATCAGAACAATCGCAAGGGACGGACGCGCTCGGGGAATCTACGGGAACAAGTAGTACACGAGAGCATGTGGCCGACACCGAGAGCAAGCGGTCAGGAGAATCCAGAATCTTTAATAAAACGCAAGGGCGAGAAGGCGGCGGCAAAACACAACTTAACCGCAGCAGTGAAGATGTATCCGACGCCAACGACTCGAGATTGGAAAGACACGGGGAATTTACAGAACACCCAACAAAGGAAGGACGGACGGATACGCAACGACAGTCTTCCGAGAGTGATAGCACAACAAATCTTTCCGACTCCGAACGCGTGGGACGGGAAACGGGGTCCGCAGAGCATGGAAACTTTGCGAGACGGGAATCATCAAGTGAATCTGATAGATGCAGTAACACACGACAAGACGAAACCTTCGCCGAAGGATGGTGGGAGTCTGAACCCGAAGTGGGTCGCTTGGCTCATGGGATACCCCACCGAGTATCTCAGCTCAGTTCCTTGGGAAACTCGGTCGTCCCGCAAGTCGTCAAAGAAATCGGATTAGCAATAATGGAGGCAGAACGTGGCAACAAAGATGCGTAATTTGGGATTAGAATTAGAATGTTTAGAAGGAGCTTTGGAACAAGCACGACGATTACATGAGAACGGAGCCAACCCTCAAGAAATACTTGATGAGATGAAAGTTGACAAAAAAGCAGATAGTTGGATAATAGCAGTAGCACACATGGCGGGATGGTGGTATCGTTACCGTAAGAAAAAGGAAAAAGAAAGTGTTTGAATATAATTGTACATTAAGAAGAGTTGTAGATGGGGACACAATAGATGTCGATGTGGATTTGGGATTCAAAGTTACGTTATCAAACGAAAGAATTCGCTTACAAGGAATTAATACGCCAGAGTCAAGAACGAAGAATAAGGAAGAAAAAGTTCTTGGTTTGGCTGCGAAAGCACGGCTTAAGGAATTGCTTCCGAAAAAGTTCGTCGTCAAAACGGTGAAGGATGGCAAAGGTAAGTTCGGAAGAATCCTTGCTGTACCTTTTGTAGATGGCGAAAATATTTGTGAAAAGTTAATCAGTGAGGGTCATGCCCGAGAATATCACGGTGGTAAAAAAGAATCCTGGACTCCGTGGACAGTACAATCTACAAATTATCGTTAGTGTTCTACAAAGATAGCATCTAATTCATACCCCATTGCCTGGAGTAATAATTCCATTTTATAAATAGAGGGTTCTGAAATCTTTTTTCTTTCATAGTTTTCTATGGTAGACACACCAACACCAGACTCTTCAGCTAATTGAACTCTTGATAAACCAGATTTCTGTCTTAACTCAAAGAGAATACTAGCCCAATGTTCTTGTTTCTTTTTGGGAGGATCGCCCATAAAAGCATCTTCTCCCCATGCTTTATTCTTATCATCAATCAACAAACAAACCTTTAATTTATAGTAGGTTTTTTTTCCGAATACTCTTGAATTACTCCTTCAAAACTATCATCCTTCCCTAACGCTAATCCTAATGTAGTATGCTGCAAACGTGCCATTAAATATGCAGCTTCTACAAGACCCATATCTTTACTTGCTAACTCTAACGCAAGTCTAAACAAAGTGACAACTTTTAATTGTTCAGGGATAGTTTTAGAACGAGCAACAAACTTTTCTGTTTCTTCGTAAAAAGCAATAAGATCCTGGGGTTCAAAATCAAGAGGCATGATTTTTATACACTTCCCGTAGTAATTCTACATCAGAAGGTAAATCATCTGCTAATTCTACAAGAAAAGCTATTTGTTGTGCCGGAGACCTATGAGATGTTTTAGATAATTCTTTTAAACGTTCCCATGTGTTAATTGGTACTGCAACACTTTTATATTTATTTATGTCTGGCATTATAAACTCCTTATGTTAGCCATTGTTTAAGTTCTTCACCCATAACCACACTTGCTATATCCATTTTACTTCTTAAAGATTTAACTATTTTATCGTCAATAGTTTTTTCAGCAATGAGATCAATGTAGGTAACGTGCTTAGTTTGTCCAATACGATGGCATCGGTCTTCTGATTGCATACGTACGGCCAAATCAAAACTGTTTGCAAAATACACTACAGTTTCTGCAGCGGTCAATGTTATACCATAACCGCCGGTTTGTGGATTGCCTATAAAAAACTGAGCTTCTCCGTTTTGAAATTGCTCAATGGCACCACTTCTTTCTTCATCAGTTGTATCACCGTAATAACTTACAGCGGACAAGGGTCCGTAAACCTTGATTAATTCATTTTTTATTCTTTCAATATCATAACGAAAACGAGACCAGATAATAACTTTACCAGAAATATCTTCTAAACATTCCATCAGTTCTTTTAATCTATTATCTTTTATGTCGACAACTTTGCCTTCATCTGTTTTCGTATGCCCTGACAACACTTGTTGTAATCTTATTAACTGGGTCATGACGTTTGGGGCTGTAAGAAAGTCATCGTCCCCCAAATGTGCCAGAGCATATTCCTTTATCTCGTTATATATGCGTGCTTGATCGGGAGTCAACTGAACTTGCCTTTGCGTATAAATTTTATCCGGTAAGTCCAAACAATCCGCTTTCATGACACGAGAAGAAAATTTTTTAATAATATCAGACAAAACATCAAGATTACGATATCCTACTAACATATTAAAAGAATGTGATCCTACTGATCGTTTCTTCAAAATTGCATAACGGTATTGGAATTGAAAGTAATTATCTCCTACATCTTCTCCTAACAAAGTTGGGTGTAGGAAATTACATTGCGCCCATAAATCCATAGGCGATTGTGTGACAGGAAAACCAGTAAGAATACGCTTGTACTTAGCTTTTTTTCCTATCTTTATTACGGCTTTTGTACGACGAGCCTTTGGACTTTTAATAGCTGTGGATTCGTCAATAGCTAATAAACAAGTCCCCTGGTCCAACACTTTGTCTAAAAACCGTGTGCCTTTAGGCGTTGAAAGAGCCTCAATGTTCATAACCAAAACTCGTAAATGATCGGTTTCTTTAGGTTCTAACAACAACGCTAAATTTATTTTCTGTTCTTTCGTAGGTGTAGAAGTCCACATACAAATGTCTTGTTCTATACGGTCAGGCATATGAGCAGGTATTTCTATTGTAGCCCAGTTTCTATAAACACCTTTAGGAGCAACAACAATAAACGTATCTATAAGTCCACGTTCATAAAGTATGCCCGCATTATCAATGCAAACTTTAGACTTGCCCGTACCCATTTCCATAAAGTATGCCCAGTAAAGAGCACTCCAAGATTGTTTCAAAACATCGGCTTGATGCTGAAAAGGTTTTGTTTTAAAAACGTATTTCAACTATTTTTGTTTTTTCATTTGTTTCTTTAGTTGTATAATTAAAGATTCTGTAGTTCTTCTTTTATCTAATTCTATTCCTATGCTGCGGCCCTTAGTTTCTAATTCGTCTTTTGTCATGTCTTCAATAGGTTTTTCTTCCATTGCTCCGAACAACCAACCCAGAAAACTATTTTTTTTAAATTGCATATGATGCTCCATTTGTTATGTATTATAGTATATCTACCATGAAAAACTATGATATGCAAATTATTTTCTTTACAATCATAATAATATATATTACTTTTATTCTTACGTAGAAATCGAAGGAGAATTTATAATGAAGAACAACGAAATTAAACTACAACAATCTGAAATTTTTGAAATAGAAAAATTTAAAAATTATAAACCAATACATAAATTATTAGATTCATTAATGCCCACCATTGATTATGAAGATTCTAAAAGTGATTGTGTTAATTTACCTATTGCTTTGGGATTACAGGCTAGAGCCTCTATTTCTGGTTATGGTCGCACGCAAAAAAATCATGGCTTTAAATTTGTTACTAGAGTAAGGGGGGATAGATTTTATGTTTGGAAAGTTGATGAAACTGTAAGTCAAGAAGAAGCAGTTAATGTTCATACACATTATAGACCTAGAGAAATACCAGATAATCTAGTTACGATAACGGTGGGAACAGGTTGTAATGAGACTTACTATACCGCTTCTGGAATGTACGCTAACGCTACTGGAGTCTACGAAGTGACTAAAGAAAAAAAATGAAAAAAGTTTATGTAGCACAAGAAAATCCAAGGGTGGATATTGTTTCTGCCACTCAGTGGGGGGATTTAATTCCCTTAACGAATCAATCCGATCAACTACATCTTAATCCAGGAAGGCTTGTAGAGCAAATTAAACGCAAGCTGCGGACTTTTGATGAAAGTGATTGGTTGTTAGCAATAGGCGACCCCGCAATAATAGGTGTTGCTTTTGCGATCGCAGCTGATGCAAACTCAGGTAGAGTAAACATTCTTAAATGGGATAAAATAGAAAGACTTTATTATCCTGTTCGTTTGTCTATTCGAGGAGGCATTGAAGAACTTAACCATTAACCTGTAGAGGAGATACTATGACTATAGATAATAAGAATGACGTTTGGAAAAATGTTACAGCAGATGCAGAATCCTTTGAATCATTATCGACCGAGGGGGGAAAAGAATTAAGTGACTTAATTCGAGCTACAGCAGAAATTGATAGTAAAGTTGCAGACTTGGAAGAAGATTTAAAAACTTTACGTGCGAAACGTCAAAAATATTTGTTTGATTTAATTCCGGCAAAGATGATGGAAATGGGAATGGATAAAGTAGTGGTAGACGGAAGTTCCGTATCACTGTCTAACTTTGTGCAAGCTTCCATGCCTAAAGATCCTATTGATAAAGTTAATGCTTTAAACCATTTACGTGAAATAGGATGCGAAGACTTCATTAAGAATAAAATTGAAGTTTCTTTTGGAATTAACGAGGACAATAGTGCAAAAGCATTACAAGCCGATTTAGATGACAGAGGTTTGGATACAACTGCACGGACGTGGATTGAGCCTCCAACTTTAAAAAAATTAATTAGAGAAAGAGTCGAATCTAATCAAAATATTAACTTAGAATTGTTCAATGCTTTTGTTGGACAAGTAGCAAAAATTAAGGGAGAAAAATAATGGCCGAGAATAAAACACCAAGTAGTACAGATTTAATGAAAGCTTTTGAAGCGGATTCTGGAAGTGGGTTTGAAGAAATGTCAAACGCAGATATTCAAATACCTTTTATTAGAATAATCCAAGCACTGAGTCCTCAACTTAAAAAGACAGACCCAGGGTTTATCCAGGGGGCTTCACAAGGAGATATCTTTAATACTGTGACTAAAAAGTTTTGGTCTGCGGAAGAAGGTATAGAAGTTATACCCATATACTATCAACTTAAACTTTTAGAGTTTGTACCTAGAACTCAAGGTGGAGGTTTTGTTGGAGAACTTAACTCTGCTTCACCAGAAGTACAGAAAGCAGTAAGAGATAAAGATACGGGATTAGAACTTTTAGATAATGGTAATGAGTTAGTAAGAACTGCTCAACATTATGTAAAGGTGATTCATAAAGACGGGACTTTGGAAAATGCAATTGTTGACATGAAGAAAACGCAATTAAAAAAGTCTCGTGGATGGAATTCTATTATGATGATGCAAAAGTCTAATGGAGTTACCTTGCCTTCTTTCTCAAGCATTTATAAACTTACATCTTCTGAGGATGGTAATGATAAGGGATCATGGCATTCATGGTCTATAAGTCATGCCAGACAAATAGATAGTATGGAAGCTTATAACGATGCTAAAGGTACGCATATGAGTATTAAAAGCGGAGAGATGCGAGTGGCATTACCAGCAGATGCTAACTCTGACGAAGTTCCATTCTAGTTGGATAGTGACCCTCTGCAAAGGGGGTCACACTTCTTATGAGTAGTAATGCAAAACGTTTCTTGGATCTATTTAAAGGATTTACGGGGGCACACGGACAAACAGAGGTTTTAAAAAACCAACGGAATGGTAAGCAACAAGCGAAATACGTTATTGTTCGTGAACCGTTGACCGTGGATCTTGTGCAGTCACACTTAGACGGTAAGTTAGGAATAGGCAGTATACCCATAGATGAAAATAATCAATGCTTATTTGGAGCACTTGATATCGATGATTACAATTTAGATTTACCTAAAATAGCCAAAAACATTAAACGATTAAAGTTACCATTAACTGTGTGTCGGTCTAAGTCAGGCGGTGCACATTTTTATATATTTTTAAAAGAAAAAATATCTGCAGCAGAATTACGTGATAGGTTGTCAGAGTTCGCATCAGCCCTAGGGTTTGGTCAATGTGAGATATTTCCTAAGCAAGAAGAGGTGATAGTAGAACGTGGCGATGTAGGAAACTTTATAAATCTTCCTTACTTTAATAGTACACATACAACACGTTACGCAATTACATCTAACGGTGATGACATTCTATTAGAAGATTTTCTTACCAAAGCAGAAAATAATCGTATTAGTTCTCAACAATTAAAAGAATTACAATTAGGAGTGAGTCCAGATGTATTACCCCAAGGTCCTCCATGTCTACAACAATTAACAGAATACGGGGTTCCTGAAGGCGGAAGAAATAATGCTATGTTAAACGTAGGGTTGTTTTATAAAATGTCAAGCCCAGATGCTTGGAAAGATTTACTTGAAAAACATAATCAAGAGTATTGTACTCCACCGTTGCCTGCCAAAGAAATAGTAACCATACAAAATCAGTTAGAAAAAAAAGAATATTATTATACGTGCAAACAAGAACCGTTAAAGAGTCATTGCAATAAGTCTATGTGTCGTTCTAGGAAATACGGAATAGGTTCTGGTCAATCCTTTCCTACATTAGGTGGTCTTACTGTTGTAGAATCAGAGCCACCTGTTTGGTTTATTGATGTAGACGGAGCACGATTAGAGTTAAGTACACGTCAATTACAAATGCAAGTAGATTTTCAACGGGCTTGTATGGAACAAATGTATAAAATGCCCGCACGTATGAAAGATAATGAATGGCGAGAATTAGTAGATATTTTACTTGACACGGCCACACGGATAGCTGTTCCAGAGGAGTTAACACAAAAAGGTCAATTCTATGAACTTATGGAATCGTTTTGTACTGCACGATTACAAGCACGAAGTCCTGAAGAAATATCAACGGGTAAACCTTGGACAGAAGATGGATTCACTTATTTTAGATTGAGTGCCTTACAAGATTTTTTAAAGAGAAATAACTTTACGATTTATACACGCGGTCAGATTACAGAAAGATTAAAAGAAATGAACAATGGCGGAACAGCTGACAAACAGTTTCGTTTTAAAGATAACAAAGATAAATGGCAAACAGTTCGGTGTTGGTTTGTACCTGAGATAAAAAAAGGTGAGGTAGAATTACCAGAAGTAACCTTTAAAGAAAACGATGAGGAGCCACCATTTTGAGTTTAACTGTAGTGCCTATGTCAATAGCTGAAGCAAATGAATTTGTAAAAAACTTTCATCGTCATAATAAACCTACTCAAGGAGGTAAGTTTGCAATAGGTGCAATAGTAGAGCAATTGTTTGGTGTAGCAATTGTAGGTAGACCTGTATCAGCCACATTAGATAATGGATTGACTGCTGAAGTTTTAAGAGTATGTGTTTTAGATACTGCTCCTAAAAACACTTGTTCTTTTTTATATGGAAGGTGTTGGCGTATCTGGCAACAAATGGGCGGTAAAAGAATGGTTACCTATACATTACAAACAGAATCCGGATCTAGCTTAAAAGGAGCCGGTTGGAAGATACTAGGAGAAACGCAACCTCATAATACCTGGAAAAATAAAACAAAAAGAGACGGTATAAAAAGAGATTGGCAACCTATCTATGGTCAGTTAAAATTTAGATGGGAGCCTTCAAGTGAATGAAATAAAAACAATATTAGGTCCGCCTGGGTGTGGCAAGACACAAACAAATTCTAATTTAATTCAGGAATATATTAAAGAAGGAGTCGATCCTAATAAGATAGCCTGTGTATCGTTTACTAAAAAAGCAGCTACAGAAAGTCGAGAACGTGTTTGTAACGATTGGAATATAGAAGAAGATCAATTACCTTATTTCCAGACATTACATTCTATGGCCTTTAAATCATTAGGCTATAAACCTTCGGATGTTATTCGTTCAAGTGATATCAAGCACATAGGATACGAGGTAGGTTTAGATTTTAGTAGTAGCACTTCTGATGCAGAAAGTGACTTTGATTACATAGGGTACAAAAAAGGAGATGCCTATCTTAATATGTATCAGTTATCACGAAGTAAAAATAAATCATTAGAAGATGTTTTTCAAGAAACCGGAGATTATAATTTACATTACAGTGAACTTACGCAACTCATACGTGCTTATAAAAGTTATAAGAAAGTCCATAAAAAAATAGATTTTACAGACATGATAGAAGAATTTGTAATGCAAGATTCTCCACCTGATATAGATGTTTTGATTGTAGATGAAGCCCAGGACTTATCTACTTTGCAATGGAAAATGATAGATGTATTACGTAAAGGTCCTTCAACACAAATATTTACAGGAGATGATGACCAAGCTATAATGAATTTTCAAGGGGCTGATGTTAAAGCTTTTTTAAATGCAACGGAGAAAAAAGAAGTTTTGAGTCAGTCTTATAGAATTACACCTCCAGTTTATGATTTAGCTCAGTCTATTGTATTACAAATAGAGGATAGAGCTCCTAAAAAATGGCAACCTAATCCTAAAGAAGGTTCTGTTAATTTTCATTTACGATTAGAGGATGTTCCTATTGATGAAGGTGAGTGGACAATACTTGCTAGAACTAATCGTATTTTAGATAGATACGCAGCAGAACTGATAAACGAGGGATGGATTTATAGTAGGAACGGTCATCCTAGTATTCCTAGAAAACATTACGAAGCTATCATAGCGTGGGAAAATTTGTGTAAAGGAAAAGAAATAACGGTGCAAGAAGTTCGTACTATTTATTCTTTGATGGATGTAGGAGAAGGATTTAAACGAGGGTTTGGCCCACGGTCTCAACCTTTACTAAACATAAGTGGAGATATGTTGTTAACTATAGATTACATGCGTAGTAACCTGGGGTTATTGGTCGATGGTTCTAAAAGATGGCACCAAGTTCTTGGGAAGATAGGATTACAAACACAAAATTATATTTTAAATGCTTTAAAACGTGGGGACAATGTAAGGTCTCCTCGCCTTAAATTAAATACCATACACTCTATGAAGGGTGGTGAAGATGATAATATCTTATTAGTTCCTGACATTTCTTATGCAGCATACAAAGAATATGAAAGATTTCCTTCTACAGAACATAGGGTCTTTTATGTAGGAGCAACTCGAGCAAAACAAAATTTACACATTATGCAACCTCAAACGGAAAGGTATTATGACTTATGAAAATATGGGATAAAGGCGGGGATCATTATAAAGATTTTAAAATACAACCCGCACAATTTATAAATGCTAATAACTTATCTTTTGCTGAAGGAAACATAATTAAATATATTTGTAGACATCGTAAAAAAGGTAGAAAGGAAGACATATTAAAAGCAATCCATTATTGCGAAATGATACTCGAACGCGATTATGGAAGCCAGAACAATGTATGAGCAGGATTTATTTAATGAACCTACATGGGTTCCTCCCGTAGAATTACCAGACCTTTCTCAAGAAACTATTATAGCCATAGATGTAGAAACACGTGATCCTAGACTAATTTCTCATGGGCCAGGGTGGACACGCAATGACGGTAATCTTATAGGAATAGCCGTTTCTTCTTCTAAATGGACAGGATACTTACCAATTGCTCATGAAGGCGGAGCAAATTTATCTAAGAGTCTTGTTATACGTTGGTTAAACGATCAATTAAAACACGGTATGTCTGTAGTATTTCATAATGCACAATACGATTTAGGATGGTTAGCAAGCGAAGGAATTGAAATTCCAGGAACAATACTTGACACTATGATTGCAGCACCTTTGTTAGATGAGAATAGATATTCGTATTCTCTTAATGCTTTAGGAGCAACGTATCTGGGTGAAAAGAAAAAAGAAGATGAATTGCGAATGGCAGCAAGTCAGCATGGCGTAGACGCTAAAAAAGATATGTGGAAACTTCCGGCTTCTCGTGTAGCTGCTTATGCAGAAACAGATGCACGGTTAACATTAGAGTTATGGCATGTATTAAGACGCAAATTAGCTGCTGAAAACTGCGGAAAAATTTTAGAACTAGAATTAGCTTTACTACCTATTATTTTTAAAATGCGCCGTCAAGGAGTGCGTGTGGATTTAGAACAAGCTGAGGCCACTAAAAAATTGTTAGAAGGTAAAGAAAATAAACTTTTGTTAGAGGTTAAAAAAGAAACAGGAGTGGACATTGAACCATGGACAGCGACTTCTTTAGCTCAAGCATTTGACAAGTTAGACTTAACATACGAACGAACAGCTAAATCAGATGCACCAAGTTTTACAAAACATTTCTTAAAAACACATAAGCATCCTATTGCTAAAAAGATATTAGAGATAAGAGAATACAACAAGGCTAATACTACGTTTGTTGAGACTATACTGCAACATCAGTATAAAGGTCGTATTCATTGTGAATTTCATCAATTACGTTCAGGAGACGGTGGTACAGTTACAGGTAGATTTTCTTCAAGTCATCCTAATCTCCAACAAGTTCCCTCTCGACACCCAGAGATTAAAGAACTGATTAGAGGTTTATTTATACCAGAGGAAGGATGTAAATGGGGAAGTTTTGACTACAGTGCTCAAGAGCCTAGATGGTTAATGCACTATGCCTCACTAACACCAGACACAAAAGATAATCCTAGAGTTAAAGAGATAGTTACCTCTTACCAGGAAGATGATATTGATTTTCACCAAATGGTAGCGGACATTGCAGGAGTAGAACGTAACTTAGCCAAGACTATTAACTTAGGAATTATGTATGGCATGGGTATTGGTAAGTTGGCGGGTATCCTTGGAGATATTCCCTTTGATGAAGCTAAAGCGTTACGGAATGATTACGATGAGAAAG